GACCTGCTAATTCTTCTTTTTCTTCACGCAAAGAGTTAGCGTTTTCTTCTAGTTCTTCTAGCTTATTAACGATAACCTCATTGTCAGAAATAGAAACAGAAACTTCTTCAGCAGGAGTAGAAACATTCTCTCCTTTTACAGCGTTTAAGATTTCTTCTTTAACACCGTTGAACCAAGTTTTTAATTCTTCAGTCATTTTAATTGATTTATTATTATTATTTAATTTCAATTTATCATTGACCTCTTTCTCGTTCACATTAGTAAATTTAGAAAGGTCAAAAGATGCAGCAACTTTCATAGGAGCAGTAATTGTATCTACAAATCCATATTCCATTGCTTCTTCACTTGATAACCAAGTTTCTTTATCCATCATATCCGAAAGTTGTTTAGTCGTTAGGCTAGACTTCTTAGAATATATCTCAATAATCTCATTCTTAATTTTGTCAAGTAAGTCAGCAGTTTTACGCATATCTCCTGCTTCTCCTGCCGATTGTCCAAATGGGTTATGAATCATAAAGAATCCGTTTTCTGACATCTCTATGTTATCCCCTGCCATTGCTATGACAGTAGATATAGAAGCAGCCAAGCCTTCAATCTTTATGTTTACATACCCATTGTGAGAACGTAAAGTATTGTAAATAGCTAAACCATCAAATACACTACCACCAACTGAGTTGATGCGTAATGTGATGTCAGCAGTTCCAACAGCTTTAACTTCCTCTATAAAGTTTTTAGCAGATGTTCCGTAGTCACCTATCTCATCATAGATAGATATTTCTACGTTATTATCTGCTTTGTTTTCTATTGAATACCATTTGTTCATTTTGCAAATTTAATAATTAATGTATCATATCTTTCGCAGAAATGAGGCAATCACCTAATATTGTAGTCCTTGTTGAATTTACGCTTGTGCTTATACATAATATTCTGAATGGTTCTTTCTGATACATCGTACTTAATGGATATGTCCATATATGTAAATGTGTAGTTACCATTGTTAGATTCCAACACCTTGTCAAAATCTCTTATTATCATATAATCTCTTAGCTTTCTTGGCTCGATAAGACCTTTCTCTGATAGATGGTTTAGGACATTCTTTATTCCTGCTTCCTCAGAGTATCGCACCTTAACTTCATTGTATATAAGTTCTATGAACTCATCAACAATATCGGCACTATTCTGTCTTATCATACGCAAATATACTAAAAAGTAGCCTGACTTTCAATAGCAGATATTCTATTCTGCACTTCTGTCATATCACTTTCTACGATTACAACCTTAGAAGTTCCCACTCCTCCACTTATTAATTGTTGTGCTGACCTTAGCTCTCCACCCATAGCAAACTTCTCTCCACTATTGAGTAAACCACCATCAGCAAACTTTACACCATTACCATTGTAGCTATTGATAGCTGATAGTACAGGCCTAAACATACTTGTTGATTTCTTGTTGATAATTGCTTCACCACCTTCAGCTTCGTGTATTCTACCACCAACTCTAAATTTAACACCGCCATTAGCGTGTGAGTTGCCTTGAAACATACCACCTCTTGTAAGTCCTCCGTTAGCAAATGTATCTTCACCGCTAACAGTTTCTCCTGTGGCTTGTCCTCCACCGCCACCAAGAAGACTGTTTATTAGAGGTGTTACTAATGATTTCATTCCGATAGCCAATCCTACTTTAGCTAAAAACGGTATTGTCTTATCTCCCCAAAGAGAACCCATAGCATCTAATAATATCTCATTAATTTTCATTGATATTATTTGAGAAAAAGCTTCTTGAGCTGTTGCTGAGTGAAGTATTATATTTTGTATTTCATCTTGAGTTGCTTTATCCTTAGCAATCTGAGATTTTTCTGTGGCTGACTTTTCCTTATGCTTTAGTTCTATGAGAGCGTTTGATACAATTTCATTAGCACTAAACATACTATCTAAGAACCCTTGCTCTTGAACTAAAGAATCTTGAAGGTGTTTAGTTTTCATTTCAAAAATCTTTTGATTTAACATATCTTCAGTAGAAATAGTTCCATCAATATATTGCTGTCTAAGAACTTGCTCCTTATCAAACATCTCTTGCTCTATAATAGAGAATCTTTGTTTAGCTATCTTTTCTGCCTGACCACTAAAATCATCAGCAATAGGTGATTCAGTCTTGCCTGTTGTTTTCTTTTGTTCTTTTCCTAAGGCTTTTAATCTTGATATTTCAGTTTCAATTACAGCAATCTTTTTATTCTTTGCAGTAATCTCAGCCTCTGTTGTTTGAGGCATAAGTTTAGCTTGGTCTAACAAATCTTCCTGTATTGCTATCAAGTCTTTTTGTCTTGCCAACTCATTCAATCTATCCTGCTCTCTTTTCTTTTGATTAACTTCTTCTTTTTTAGCTTCCTCCTCAGACATTCTTATAATCTCTTGAGTGGCTATTTGATAAGATTGAATTCTTTTTTTGAGTCTTTCAGCTTCTTCTCTAGCATTTTCTCTAGCTATTCCAAAATTAGCATTTTCAGATATTTCCAACTGCCTTTCATACTCTTTCTGCATACCCTCTAAAGACTTTTTTAAATCTTCAGATTGAATCTTTAGTTGAGTTGACAAAGTTCCCGCAGCCTCTTCTCCGTAAAGCCTTGATGTTTCCGATATTTGATATTGAGCAGTTTTTAATTGACTATCAACAATACCTTCTGCGGTTTGACTTGTTGTAGCCATTTGGTCTGCCCACCTATTTAGCCAATATGTAGCAGCACCATAAACACCTCTTAGTGTTGTGGCAACAGTTCCTCTCCCACTATCCAATGACAGTATAAATCCTTCCCAAGCTGACTTAGCTTTGTTTATAGAACCCTTTAGGGTGTCCTCCATAATTTCAGCCATTTCTCCCGTTGAGCCATTAGCCTGTTCTAGTCTTGTGTTGAAAAGCTCCAAAGCATCGGCACTATTTATGAAAGCTGTAAATGCGTTAGCCTGTCTAATATTAACAATCCCCATTACATCAGCCATTTCAGTACCCTCTAATTTTAATGTTCTTAGAGCCTTTATAAAATCTTCTCCTGAGTGAACGGTTTGACCTAATCTCCTAGAAAGGTCAGACGTAGGGTCTTGCATTTTAAGAAGTATGTTACGCAAAGATGTACCTGCAATAGACGCTTCAATACCTCTGTCTGTTAGCAATCCCAACATAGATGTTGTTTCCTCAAAAGTAAATCCTGAGTCAGCAGCAATAGCTGAAACTTTAGTCATTGACGTTTGAAACTTTTCAAGGTCTAGCGCAGAACTTGTGAAAGACTTACCCATAACATCAACAAACCTTTGTGTTTGGTTCGCATCAGCACCAAAACCTCTTATGGCAGCAGCAACAATGGTAGCTGTTCTTCCTAAGTCAGAACTCATTGCGGTAGATAACTCTAATATAGCTTCTTGAGCAGCAACAACCTCTGTTGTAGTAAAACCTAGCCTTGACAAGGATTCTTGCATTTCAGCCACCTGTGTAGCCGTAAAGAAAGTTGTCCTACCCAATCTCATTGCAGACGACTCTAACTTAGCAAATTCCTTAGCGTTTGCTCCCGTTATCGCTTTTACCTTAGCCATTTGAAAGTCAAAGTCAGAAATAGTATTTACAGCATTTAACACAGCCTGTCTTACCGCATTCATAGCTCTCATAAACAGAGTAGCTCCAATCTGAGCAAGACCAAAGCTTTTAGCCATTTTAGTAACAAATCCTGTTGACTTCTTTGTGGTTTCGCTAAATCCTTTTAGTTCTTTCTGAGCGTTACCATATTCTCTCCTAGCTTTTTTAAGACTTGTTTCTTGTTCTGCAAAAGCACGAGCAGTTTCATCGCTAATGTTTTTTACATCTTTATTTTCTTTCTTTAAGTCTTTAAGATTTTTAGAGTAGAGCTCTACTTCTTTTCTTAATGCTATTAGCTTGTCGTTACCCTTTATAGTAACCTCAATTAAAGTATTTACCTTTTTTGCCATTATGCTTTTTTAATTATTGAATCCATAGATATATCTATTTCAACAGACATACCATCTACTATTTTTCTTTCTATACCTCTTTTTCTTGAGCCAAAGGGTCTATTAACAAAACCTCTTCTCTTTCTATTGCTTGAATATTTAAAAGCACCACTTGTAGGAGAACCTTCACTCATCATTGCCTTAGCTATTGCAAAGGCTAACGCTCTTTGAGGGTCTTTAGAGTTTTTCATTTTTTGACTACTAGGAGTTATACCTCTTTCATTAACCCACTCCTGTATGGCATCCATATTTGGTAGTGAGTTAGGAAAAAACCCTTCATTTACATATTGAGCATACTCAACATCGTCTGCTATAACAAGTAAAGACATATTACCTCCAAACTCTTCTATCTCATACCTAATACTATCAGAAAGAGTTCCTGTGTTGTTGTGTCCTTGTCTGCTTAACTCACCTCTTATACCATCTACTAAATCATCTCCAATATCTCGAAGAATACTTCTCATCTGCTTTAAACTAATCTCTGCCATATTATCCTTTTGCCAATGATGCTTTTTTAATGATAGCTCTTTCTAACGAAGCTAGTTCAGTTGTTATATATCCATCGTAAGCAGATGCGTGATATAGTGAACCGTTGTAAGTGTCTGATGTTAATCCACCTATTATTCCAAACTGATTAAAAGCTAAGTCTGTTGTAGGCACAGTTTCACTAGCCACTTGCACACCATTCTCTCTTATATATAAAGTAGTTCCACTTCTTTGTAATGTTATCAATATCTTTTTACTACTAGGCTGCCAATACTCAGGTGTTATAGAAACCTGAACCTTACTGATAGATGAAAAACTTAAAGTGTAAGATGTGTTTCCTGATTCTCCTATTGAAAAATACATATCGTTATCATCACTCTTGCCTAAAAACCTATGCTTCTTATGCACTTTTGGAATTAATGGTATTGGCTCTACATACATAAATATTGTAAAATCTCCCGTAAGAGTTACACCACTACTAAAAATCATATAGTCTGAGTTGTCGTAGTTGAAATAAATAGGAGAAATTCCTTCTATACCATTTCCTTTAAGACCAATATCGGGTTGCGTAGCTGTTACAGGCATAGTAAGCTGATTAGTACCTATGGATGAGTTCCAAGTTTTAAGATTGTTTCCGCTAGTAACCTCTTTTATTCCGCTATTGTAATTAAAAACAAATAAAGGGTTTATAACGGTGGAATCTTGTATAACAGGGATGTTAAAACTTCTAGTATTCTGTAAAGATTTTTGCCTACTTAATCTTCTTCTCTTAGTTATGCTAACTTCTTCATAAAACTCTACATCGTTTATGTCTTTGTTTTTATACACAACAGGTGTCAATACACCATCTATGGTGCAGTAAAGCTGATAACCAACATTCTTTGGTTTTACCCTAATATCTCTATGTTTAGTTCTTATCTTTCTCATTATAAATCTATACCGTTTACCATATTCATTGTTTCTCCAACTGTTTCAGCATCACCACCCAACTTAAAGTATTCTGTTAACTCAACCTTTGTTGAATCTTTAAGATGTGGTTTATAGTCAACTATTTTATTTAACCTGTAATAATTACCATCTAAAAATATAAGTTTTTTAAAGTCTAAGTTAGAAACGTCTTTATCTTTAAGGTTTAGGTAAATCTTTTTTATTCTTGGCTTTTGCTTTAATTGCTTAAACATATTTTCATAATAGTGATGGTAAAGACCTTTCATAGTCTTTAACCCTCCTGTAACATATGCTTGAGGAACATCGTACTTAACATCTGCAAAAGACAAGTTTAAGTCAACATTTTCATATCCATTGTTTAATTGGGCAAAGTCAAGAGTAGAGCCATTCCATTTAAAATTGTCAATATTTATGAAGTTAGCTCTAGTAAATCTAGGGTTATTCTTACTTTCAGCATCCATATCGTTATTAGGTAGTGGAGCATAGCTATATGATGTTGGAAGTGCAAACTCACTACTAAACATTATAGTTATGTCACTATTATATTGTATGTTAGCTCCATTTGCGGGAGGTAGAAGTAATATCCTAGCTCCTATATCAAACTCTTTTTCTCCTCTATCTTCTTTAGTTGATAGGTCTGAAAATTCTTTGTGGTATATGGGTATTAATGGCGCAACTATTGCAGATGCAGCATTGTAGTTGTCCTCTGTTGCGGCAACACCCGTAGCTAAATTCAATGTTGTTTCGTCAATATATTTTATCTCGTGATAGTTAAACGTGGGTGAAAAATATTTATTTTCAATAACATACTCTCCTTCCAAGAATCTTTCAGACTCATCCACTTCTTCGTATGAACCCCAATCTATAAAGTTCTTTTTATTGTATCTTTCAAGAAAAGCATCATTACTAGCATCTTTGTACTTTAATACTATTTTTGATTTTATGTCATACAAAAATTCTTCTGTTATGTTTTTTGAATAATCTATCTTATCAGTCCAATCAATAGCGTTTGTAAATGAGCCATAAAAATGGTCGTAAGGCTCTATTTTTATTTCCTTAGCTATGCTGTCTGTTTCAAACTGAAGATTAAACATTTGAGCTATACCACTTACAAATTCAGATTGTTTTGCGTTTGGTAGCAATGTATGTATTCTAGGAATCTGTGTTCCTATTTCTATTTCATCGCCATCCGATATTTCGATATAACTTCCTGACTTGTATTTTATACCAACATCACCATTGTCATCACCTCCGAAAATAGGAACTGTTTCTCCTGCATAATCTTGCAAATAAAATCTAACATAAAAAACATATTTTGTACCTACGGTATCATCAACAGTTAGTGATTCACTAAAACTACCTAAGTCAATACTAGCAGGACTATCGTTTTTATGTATGGTTATATACCTTAATGAGCTTTCGTAAATTATATTATCCGAATCTCTTAGCTGTGATAAGTCATCGTCATCTGTGTCTGATATTTTGGCAACATAAGCCTGAACGTATATATCCATATTAGGGTCTGAACCCGCACTAAAAGAACTGTTATTAAAAACATTCACTGAAACATCAAAGTCTAAATTTGACTCTCCTTCAGAGTTTTTAACAAGCAAACTTTTTAGACCCGAATTTCCGTCAGCTACATTATTAAAAGCACCATCTGAAGGTGCATCATCAGTAAATTCATCACCACCAAATACATAGAACACACCGCCTGTATCGTTTCCATAATCTTTAGAGCCATCTCCATCGTGGTCATAAGTAACAGGGTCAGCATCTATGTTTACGATTGGATTTCCAACTGCTCTGTTTAAAGTTACATCTCCATCTCCATCACTAAAGCTATTTCCTGCCACTTCATCGGTTAGGTTTTCATCTGTATTTCTATATATCTTTCCAAACTTATCATTGAAAACCTCAGCATTTTTTTCAAATATCAAAGGCATTACAAGTGATTTAAAGAAATCGCTATCACAGAACGTAGATGTAACCGAATATCCTTGTGCTTGGAATATTTTGTCCCAAACATTCTTGACGTAAACACAAGGAACAAAATCAGACTCTACAACTTGATTTTTTACGCTATCTCCTTCGCCTACCGAAAGTAAAGGATAAACTAGCTTGTCAATAGTAGAAGAAAAATCTTGATAGCTGTGAGCATTTTGATTGGGACTATTACCATCAAATCCGTGGGGATTTTCAAATATATAACCTTGAGAGTCGCTAAAAGTCAACTCTTTTAACTCTTTGTTTTTAATCGAGTTTGCCCAATCCATATTGTCACCAAGAAATATACACTCATACTCTTGTATGCGTGTATCTTTTATTATCTGCGTAACCCTTAGCTTTCCAACTATTATGGGTATATTGTCAGAATATATTATAGATGGTATTTGCTTTATAGCATCTTTAACTAAAGCGTGACCATCTGTGTATATATGATTAAAAAGCCTGTTATTGTTTCTTGTAGCAGGAACTTTAAAAGTTTTACTAAAACTACCATTACGAGAATTAAAATCTCTTACGTCAAAGTTTTGATAATTAAGTGACAAAGGAAAGTCATCACTTGATGTAATATCAAGGTTACCTAATATGCTGTCAGTAAAATCTCTTAGCTCAACTCTTATTTCTGCCATTATTCTATTGTTCTTTTAGCTTTGCTTTCTATATAATTTAAAGTACATCTCTGTAAGTTCTCGTTGTCAAATGTAGTAACACTAGCATCCTTAACAACAACAGGAACATAGTAGTTTCTGTTAAGTGTAGAGTACCAACCCTTAGAGTTAGGTATGTCTGTTTGATACTCTCTTACTACAATGTGGTCTATAAGAACCTCTCCCGCTGCATCATCGTGATTTAACAAAAACATTGGAGATATAAATTCAATACCTGTATATGCTGTTGATGGGTTATTTACGTTATTAGACTGAACAGCAGCAGTTGTAGAATGTCCTGTAACATAACCTCTAAATGTTTTCCATTCATCTACATCTGTTTGGTCATACTCATTTAAAGTAACATAGTGTGCGTTGTCAAATTGGTCAGCACCTGTTGTGCTTATCTTAGTTGTTTTGTTGGCAGCATAACCTGTAAAACCAACATATTCTTCACCTGTGCTGTCGTGTTCACTTTTTATTCTAACCTCAATTTCATATATGCTTTTTGGATTGTACTTGATGAACTTTTTACTTGATGCCCAAAGTGTGTCATCACCTGAGTTATCACCCTTCTCATAACATCTTGTTCCTGTTATGTGACCTTTGGCAGTTTCAAAAGAACCGTTAGTAGTAAAATCACCATCTTCAACATTCCAATTATCGGTAATGTTAGATACAGCAGCATAGCCACTCCAATCCTCTCTAAACACTTCTTTACCTATCCAACCTTTCTCTATCCATACATTTGGTGAAGCTAATAAATCCTCAAACATATCTTGTTCGGCAATTCCGTAAGGTCTTGATATAGCAGTTCCTTCTTTAACAGCCTTTACCTTTGACTTTCTAACCGATGGATATTTGTCATCAGTAAGACCTGCAACTCTAGGCACAACAGCACCATAATTACTCGATGCAAAATGATAACCTTTATTATCACCTATCGTAGCATTTGGACTAGATGTGCTACTTCCTAATTGACCTCTAAACTCAGGATATATGCTTTGCTCGTATGATTTAGAAGATATGTTTATTCCCTCTGTAAATGCACCATCAAAGGTGTAGCTATCAATACCGCCTAATCTATTTTGCCAATGGAATCTAACTCCATTAACTCTTTCTCTTGTGTGGTCAATGTAGTAAGTTACCTTTTCTCCTATCTTATCTGAAGGAGAGCCTGTGTCATCTGTTTGAACGGTATAATATGATACATTTGAGAAGTCAGTTAAAGGCTCATCGTTGTTCCATTCAGCATCAGGCGATTCTTTTATATTTCTTGTGCCTACTCCAATCTGAACCACGCAGTTATTGGGATTAGTAAGTCCTGATAAATCTGATGTTGTCATATCTCCCCAACTATTGAGGTCAGTTCCTAAGTTACCTTCTCCATCAGTTGTTTTACTTATAACAAGAACATATCCTTTTGATGAATCTGATGTTGGTATAGCATTACCATTTGCATCGTAAAAACGAACTACTGCTCTAGGGCAAGTTCCTGAATCAAATAGTGCGAATGACAAGTATTCGCATTCATCGTGACCTATAACTCTATAATTAGTTGGTTTTGTTGTCAAATACTTTTGCCTTCCTGCTTCATATCCTGTTCCTGTTCTGTGCAAATATTGTATTGATAGATTATCGCCCTGTACTTGAGTTGCACTACCCGTAAGTAGTTCATTTGAAATGCTAAGGTAATGTTCTTCTTCGTGTAGAAGTGCTGAATTTACAGCTATAAAGTTTCCGAAGTCCGTTTCTCCTGATACATCTACTAACTGACCGCTAGAATTTATTTCCTCCAACTGAAACTGAACTTTAATTCTTTCAAATACATTTTTAGAGATTTGACCCATTGTTATATCTCTCTTAACTTTAGTTGATGTATCGTGAGTACAAGGTCTTAAATCGTAAGAAACAAAATCTCTTGCTATGCTAGAAACATCTATTGTGTAATACACATAGTCGTTGTTTGGTGTTTGGTCGCTTTCCCAATTAGGAATATCTATACTAGGCTGAAGTCTTATCTGAACACCTCTACTTGTTTCCAAAACACCTGTGTATGGATTTCTAGGATATATACTTACCCTACAACTAGGGTATTTAGCTTTAGCTTCTGCAAGTGTATATGATGAGCCGAAATTATACCTTGCTGTATATTTTATTGGACTATATACACTTTGTATCGTTTCTCTTGGTTCGTCAACTATGAATAAATCAGGCATTATATATTGTATTTATGTTTTAAGTAATCTGATAATTTTGTAACTTCTTCGACAGTAAGTTCTTTTTCAAATATAAGAATCTCTTGTATGTCAACTTTTAGGTGTCCAATGGTATCTCTAGCAGCACCTAGTCTTAGTGGGTATAGGTCTTGTAATGCTTCAACATCAAAGTCAGGATTTGTTTCAACATCAACCAAAGAGCCATTCTCAAAAGACTTTACGCTATGATTTGTTTTATGCTTTGTGAATCCATTAGCGGAAACCTGATTTGCTGAGTTTGATGTATATATGTAGTCTAACAAATCGTCATCGCTATCTTGCACTTGAGTTCTCCAATTAAGATTGCCACCCTGTGTTGATATTCTAACAGCGAAATTTGCTTTTGCTGCGTTGTCTAAATTCTTAGTTATCACATAACCACCATAGCCATCATATCCCTTAGCTACATAGAATACAGATAGTCCATTATTCAAACCATCAGCAGTTCCATCAAGGGAGTCGTTAACACAATCCAAGAAGTCATTTGTTCCATCAAAGAATACATAAGGATAGCTGTTGGATGACATCTCGTACTTATACAGAGGCTTCTTAGCTGATGTTGTTTGTTCAAAGTGATTTGCATTACCACTTTGGTCAATCCATTTGTTTACAACCTCATTACCGCCAAAGAACTCCGTTTTAACACCCATATCAGCCTTTAACCAAAGCAAAGGTGTCAATCCCTTAACAAATGCTTCATCAAGCCTTGTAAAGTCGTGAGAGAACGCATTTAAAGTAAAAGTAAGCCTGACCTGTATCAACTTGTCGTTATATAGTTCTTTTTCTCGTTCAACTGATATACTGTCAGGACTTAAAATTACCTCTTTGTTTGTGTAGCTATCCAACACCCTTTGTAGCCAAGTCAATGCTTCTTGCTCCAATAAGCTGAATACGACATCAAGCGAACCTGCTTGGTTTTGGTAGTATGGCTTAACGACTAGGCACTCGAAAGTGTATTCCTCTTGCACATCGCCTTCCGTAGCAGGAAGTTCTGATGTTGGTGGTAAGACAACAAGTAATGGATAGTCATTGTTGTGATTCTCATTGATTTCATTCTCGTAACCAAAGATGAAGCCACCATTTATCCATTGTTGCTCAAACCTATCTCTTAATTCTCTAAGTTTAGTAAAACCCATTATTTTATTTGCTTCTGCTGCTCTTCATTAACAGCTAGTTCATAATCTCCTTTTGCAGTTTTCCAAGACAGGTATGTCATAACTTTATACAACTTCTCATCTTTTACACTTTGCATAGCATCTTTACCATCTTTTGTAAATACTCCATCAAGCGATAGGTCGTATAAGGTATTTAGCCAACCAAACGGCTTCATTATCTTACTTGCTTTCGCTACTGCAATACTTTTTGTTTGACCATCTCTGAAAAGGTTTTGATAACGCCTAGTGATTGAATTGTTTTCTTGTTCAAAAAAAAACTGAACTCCCAAACGATATCCATTGTTAATCTGCGAAAATTATTCGCCTTTTCATCAATATTGTCTAAATCAACATCTTCGTCAACTTTTTTACATAAAATAGCCATTTGTTCGGGTAAAACATCAAACCTTCCGTTTTTTAGGTACTGAGTATTCATTTCTAACTGCTGACTCTCTATGTAGTCGCCAAAAGTTCCTGTTCTAAGAAAGTCTATTGGAAAATAATAAATATCTCCTTCAAACTTAAAAGAATCAACACCTTTAGGCTCATAATCTTTCATAATACTTTCTAGGCAGCCTAAAACAGAGTTTATGCTATCCATTGATATATTATTTACTTTTTCGGAACTTAATCCTGTCATATAACAAAAAAGCTCTTTGTGCATCTTATTTTCTTGATGAAAGAAATATTTTGTTAAATCATTTTCACTATCTTCTTCTTCTTGGGTTTTCTGATACTTTGATATTATTGAATGTATTACACAATAATAGTCTAGTGTCATCTCTTCCCAAGAGTCAGGAATATTATATTCTTTGTCCTCTATCTCTATTGTTAACATTGTTCCATTTCTTTTATTTCTTCTTCATCTTTCATTAGGTCAGATAGACTGCCTACGACATCCATTGTGGAACTATATACGTTTCTTACGCAATCCTCAATGGTGTCATCGTTTTCTTCGTTTCTTAATCCTGCAAAGAATCCTAATGCTGTAAACATTGTTAAATTAGGGATAGCAAATGCCCATTCCTCTAAATTATCCTTATTTAAGCCCGTATCGGCAAAATCATTGTGATACAACACAATATCTTCAAGTAAGTCTTGAAAATCATCGTATTTACCATCATTAGCGGTTTCGGTAGCGTTATAGACCTGCTTTTGTATGTAGGTCAGGTATTTGCTTACCAAAGCGTTGTGTTTGCTGTTTATATGCTTAAAAGTATTCATTTCTGCAAAATTAATTATTAGTATGTGTTATCTGTCGCAGTTTTTGTGCAAATTTCAATTTTATAAGCTATTTACCCAAAAAATACTATTTTCTTGCCGTTAAAGTGTCTATTTAATGCCATTACAAGGCAATCTACCATATCATCGTGCTTTGCAGCAGGAAATGTTTGGCATTGCATAAGGAATTCTTCGTTCCAATGACCTCTTAGTAGTGAAACTCTTCCTGTTTCTATACTAGCACTAATGTCCTGCACCCTCGCCACCTTGTCTTTGGTAGGCGGCTTATCTTCTTTTATATTAAGTCCTGTTTCTCTAACTAGAGTCTGCACAATGGATTTACCACTTGCTTTAGGCTCTACAAATATTTTTGATTGTTTATTGTAGCCATTTTTGTTTACAAACTTAATAATATGCTTTACAAGGTCAGGAAACTCCAATCTTACGTTTTGAACTTCTCTAATTTGCCACTTACCCTCGCTAAATGTATATGCCATCAATGCTGATGGGTCGTTCTTCTGACTTGCGGTGTATGCGGGGTCAATGACGAAGTTCACTACATCATCCACTTTCTCTTCGTCTATCTTAAACCAATTCTTCTGTATCATACCGCTATCGGCAGGTGTTGGTCGCTGTTGCAACTGTCCTGCATATCCATAACTACCTAAAGCTGACTTATAGTCATCTAGCACCTCTTGTGAGAATCTTTCTTTCCAAAATAAACCATCTTGATAGTTGTCGGCCAATGAATATGGCTTTAGGTCACTAGAAAGTTCTGCGGGTATGCAGATATGATGATGTTTGTCGGGTGAGTTGTATAGAAGGTAACCGCTAAGGTCATCTTCGTGTACCCTTTGCATAATAATTATTCTAACTCCCGTTGTTGGATTGTTAAGTCGTGAATACAATGTTGACTTATACCATTCGTTAGCATTATCCCTTTCTGTTTCGGATGCGGCATTTTTTGGTGATGTAGGGTCATCGACAAGAATTATATCTCCACCCTGCCCTGTTACCGAGCCTCCAACAGATGTTGCTCTTCTAACTCCTAGATGTGTATTCTCGTATCTAGCTTTTAGGTTTTGGTCTTTTTTAATTTGGAATGTTTCTGCCCAATGACTTTGAAACCATTCGCTATTTATTATGTCCCTAGACTTGGTAGCGTGTTCTATACTAATCTCAGCCGAGTATGATGCTGTGATAAATCTCATTTTGGGATATACCGCCCAACACCAAGCGGGAAACATAACTGTCACAAGTAATGACTTAGTGCTACGGAAGGGAATATTAATAATTATATCCTTACCCTTTCTTTCGCCTCTAATTATTCTTTCTGCTTCTCCTTGCAGAATATCGCAAAGGTATTTGTGGTGGAAGTTTGTGGATAAAGGAACTGAGGGTTCTGCTATTGGAAAGGCTTTGACAAAGAACTCATAGAATGATTTCTCGCAGATGGCTTTCTCCATCGCCTTTAGCAGTTGTTCCTTTTTAGTCTTATCCATCTAAATCTTCAAAGTCTGCATCTTCGGCTTCCATCTCAGCCATTCTTTGTTTGAGGTCATCAACACTCATACTATCATCAAGAGTTATCTCTATCTTAGTATTTCCGTTTGAACTTATCTCTGTAGATTGCAGTTTTGGTATGGCGTAGTTTAGAAGTTTAGCTACCGCATTGATATATGCTTCAGGATTTTTTTTAGATAGCTTTTCCAATGCTTCTCTAATATTATCTTCCTGTCCTGCTAATGCTAGGGTAAGCACTTCTCTTGAGAACTTAGTGGTCTTGTTTAAAGCTCCTTTAGTTCTACCTCCTACCGTATTACCAACGGCAAAAGGTCTGCCTACAACCTTCTTCTTTTCTTCACTCATAATGCAAACATAATTAAAAAACTAAAACTAAACAAATAGCTTTAACCTTAGCTTTATCTTTAGCTTTATTATGTAGGCTACTTTGTACCCTTCAGCAACCCTTAACTAACCCTTAGTTATAAAATACCCTTTTAAAATTTTTTTTGTATTATATGGGGGTCATTTTTGCCTCTTAATATAACTTTTTACCTTTTCCCCTTACTTTTGCGAAAGATTGTCTTTTTATTTCACTAACTTGCGTACTTTCCTTGCAACGTTGAATAAACGAATCCCCTAAAAGGAATATATCTCTCAACATATCATACTATTTACTAACTTATAAAATTGGATTTCATTTTGTTATGGTTGCGTATATGTGGCTACACAACACGAGCAAAAAAATTGACGGAAATCTGTAAAGAAATCCGCCAAAATTGTTGAAAAGTGCGTTAAATATTTGTTTTCTTGCTTAGTTGAATGAATTTTTTAAGCAAATAACCATTCAAAAATCATAATAATAAGCGCAAAAATCAAAGGTATTAACGTAACTTTCGCCTTGTCGCTATTGTTAAAATCTTGTCAGATATTCACTAAGGAATAACAACAACATCAAAACGGGTACACTCAATAAGTATAAAACGTCCTTTTGTTTCTGTGTTAAATTCATAATGTTTAAAATTAGGTTAATAGATTAATCTTGTATATCGCTGTTATGTACATAGCTATTGACGTTGCCGTTGATATATGTCACATTCTCTTCTGAATAGTAACAGCCGTCAACTTCAGAGTATCTTGTACAATCGTCGCAACGTGTTTCACTTGTATCTTCGCAATAGTTTTGCTCGTCTTCGCTAATACTAGCACCACAACACTCACAAGTTATTTGCTCGACATCTGAATAGCTACCGCTAGTACAATCGAAAAAGTGTGTGCTAGAATCCTCCTTATCAATAGAAAGTAAATCGTCCGAATCATTACCATATTGAAAGGTATCCATATAAGGGAATGAATCAAAATCGGTTAAGCTCATAGACTTAAAATACACTTCATTAAAGGGACAATATGAACGGCCGTTTATATCGTCCGAGTTGATATGTTTAAAATTATAGGCGTTTATAGTTTCGCTCTTATAAATCTTATTCATTCGCATAATATCAAGAATCATTCTTTTATATATATGATTCGATAGCGGTTCATTATGGGCATAAGTATAGATTCTATCTATGTATATTTTTGGCTTAGCCCAATAAGAGCGGCTGACTTGCCAAACAAGACAACGAGCGTATAAAGTACCATTTTCTAAGATGGTGTAAAGTTTTACAGGTAAATCTTTGTAAATTTCAAAGTATCCACTAGGTTTACCTTGCATACAAGACATCGAACCAATTGCGTTGGCTTCGCTTGAATAAATCGTTGCAATGTCGTTACCTTCAAATATTTTTAAATCTAATTTTTTTAAATCAAATAAATGCTTTTTCAATTGCTCGATAATTTCTTGACATTTGTAGTTATCCGATACAGCATCAGTGAAATACTTATTTACTAATTTTTCGATAGTCGTATGATAGAAAAACTTTTTGCGCTCTTCTTTAGTAAAAGTTTTATTTTCTTTTTGCTTATACTCTAGCAATTCGTTTTGTTTCTTTTCTGTTATATAGCTAACTTTTCTAAAATCTGACTGACTAAATCCTAATTTTATGGGTGTAGCTGTATTGTATTCCTTACTATTAAAGCCTAAAGACTCGATATCTTTAATAGCTATTTTAAATAATTGATTTAATGAATATTTCATAAGATTAAAAGTTTAAAGGTTTAAAGATTAAAAAGGTAATTCTTCAAGGTTAGACTCTAGTAAGTCAATAAGACTTTTTTTATGCTCAAAAAAATGGGTATCTTCAGAAAGATTTAACAAATAAATATAATAATCTTTATTATATCCGTTTTTCTCTAGTAAATTACCTAATTTTTCAACGCCGTTTTCGTCTGCGTATCGGTTTAATAATTCTAATAACTTTTTCATAATGTGTTTTTGTTTTAATTAATATACAGCAAATATACAAAAAATTTAATACATACAACAAAAAGTTTACGAAATCAAAACTTTTTAATATGCAAGAAAAACACAATAAAAAGTTATTAACAATGAAAATGTTGAAAACTCAAAAATGGGTGGTGCTAAAAAAAAGGCAGGTCGATGGCAGTTTCAGGGCAGTTTCAGGGAGGTGGCAGTTTCAATGGCTATAAAAAAAAGGAGGGCGGCAAAGCAGTTTCACCGACCCCCTAAACAAAAACATAATTACAAATCTAATGATTGTATGATTGTATCTTCTAGGTCAATGTAATCCCAATACAGGTCTGTTACATCAGTATCTCCGTTGAGTATAACCTTTTCTATTTCTAACTCTTCGTAGTTAGTATCTCTCTCTGAGTAGTAGTGGTAGAAAACCTCTAGCGTGTAGTTGTCTTGCTCTATGTAGTAAGAGTCTTTGATGCTTCTGTTTGATTTCATAATGTTTTTAGTTTTAAATTCACTACAAAGATACAAACTTTTTTTTAGTTATGCAAACTTATTTAACTATTATATGTTTTACCTTTGATAATCATATTGATAATGGGCTGAGATACACCGTACTTCTTAGCGAGTTTGGTCTGACTAATACCACCACCCCTATACTCCCCCCGTATGGCCTCCGCCTCCTCTAGGGTAAACTTGCGCTTGGCATAGCCCCCACCTCTACGGTCTTTCCTGTCGTATATATTAACGCTCATTCTCCAATCTTTCTATCTCAAACTTGAGATGATTAATAGTCTTTTTAATATCCTCGATATGCTTTGCCTTGTTATCCATACCCTGCTCTACCTTCTTACCTGCACGAAGAAGATATGTAACGGCAGTTCCAATGTTGTACGATAAATTCCAATCCTCAACTACCTTACGCGCTTCATATCCATACACAGAGCCAATGTAATAGCTTGGTATGTTTCTCTCCTTAGCAGTTTCATTGAACAGCTTATTGTTTATTCTCTCTAATTCACTTTTGTTCGTGGTATCCATATTCCTTGTGTATTCGTAGTAGTATTTAGATTTCATTGTTAAAGTATTTATCTATGGTTTCTTTGCAATGGTCAAAACCCTTACAGCAGACAGCGTAGTATCCTCTATCTAAAGCGTTCTGAATGAATAACTTCTGCTCCTTTGAGGGATAAGACTTCTTGTCTTTTTTTAGCTCTATAAACAAGCCGTTGTACTTCTCGTTTGGCTCGAATATAAGCAGGTCTGATACTCCTCTCAAATATCCTGTGCGCTTTGCCTTGAGCCTTTGTGAGTAGTGTCTTTGAAACTGACCACCCATTGTTGCAGTAAGTAGTGCATTTGGATATTGCATTTTTACATATTCTACGATAGCTATCTGCACTCGCTCTTCTGTTAGCTTCGGCTTGTCTGCCATATTCTATTTCTTTAATTCTTTTCTCGTAATCTGCACAAGTCTTTTTAAGAATATCCATTCTAAACTCAACATCACTAATATCGTTTCGCAAATCATTGAGTGCGAATATAAGATATAAAATAGAAATAAGCAATAGTGTTATCAATATTGTTTCCATAGTCCTATATGTTTACTACTTGACTATCATCTACTATCGTATCACAACCTATGCAATACTTGCAGTCATCTCCTATCGCATCAGACACATAGACCTTGCTGTCACACCATTGGCACTTACCGACATTGGTAAGCATATTGTCATCTTCGTAGTCGTATTGCTCGTGCATACCCCAATCATTGTAAGACTTGTTGCCTACTAGATTTCCATTTACATAAGCATATCCTAAGTTGTCGTACGTTTCTTTGTATGTAACTCTGTTTGATAACTTACCTTTCTTTTTCTTTCTAGGCTTCCAATCAGACCACTCGTCCCAAGATGGAGCTTCAGATTTCTGAACATATAGATTGCAACCTAATAAATCTATAAGTGATGAAATCATATCACAGCAGTTAGTAGCGTCTGCAACATCTACAACCTCTTTGTCTGAGTGTGGTGCATAGTAGCCGCTAGACATATTAGCTACACATACATCTAAGCCGTTGAGCTTGAGCTGATATACATCCGTCAATGCACCTGATGTTTCTGCATAGCCGTGCTTGTGAAGTGTAGATGAAATCTTCTGTGAGAACTCCTCGCTGAACAACTGAACATCGTATATGTTGTTTACGAAGTCTTTGTTGCCACGTCTGTCTGATTGAAAGCAGTAGCCTACATCTTTGAAGAAGTCCATATCTGCGGCGGAGCTACCTACACAGCCTATCTCCTCGCTGTGAAAGAAAGCGCATTTGACAACATCTTTGTCCAATAGCATCTGTAAGCCAATCCATACACCTACCTTGTCATCGCCACCTATACCTACCTGCGTTTCTACATCGTTGCTAAATGCAAACAATACACCATCTCTTTCGTAAACACCGAAGTCTTGATGTATATTGTGTACTGTATCTGTGTGAGATACAATGCAAGGATAGTATTCAGCAGCACCTTTGGTAACATAGATGTTGTTGTCCTTGACCTCGATAGTAGCTTGAGGAACATTGTCCTTGACAAATTGTTGTATGTAGGCAATCATTAAATCTTCTTGCCCTGAATAAGATTGCACCGATAAGGTGTCGATAAGTAGTTGTTTGTAATTCATATAGTTTTGTTTTTGTTTGATTAATACTCTGCAAAGATATAACTTTTTTTTGGAATACCAAAATTATTTTAATCTTTTTGCTTTACTGATAGTGTCGCCCATCATTTTCTGACTATCCCTATCTTTCTGATAGTCGGTTAGTTGCCGTTGTTGTCTTTTAAGGTTTGCCTTAGCTTTGTACTCCTTGAGCCATATATTCCAATTACGCACATTTACAAAGCCTCCATTATCCGAATGCCTTATACCCTGCTCAAATGCAAACATTACCTCAGCCATCTCCATTGACGGGTAGAACCTCGACAGGTCATCTACTAGCAGTTTCGACATCATCACAATTTGCTCTGTATCGGGTTTCTGACCTAGCATCAGATAACACTTGCTTAGGGCATCTACACAATCTATGTTAAGAGATTCTCTATCGTTGGCAAATCTATACCATATTTGTCTAGTCTTATCCATTATAATACTATATTATTTCGTGTTTGCATTCTTCTCATATCAGCCTTATCGTGGCAGACAAATCCTGTAATCATATAGTGCATATTATACTCATTGATTTTTCTTGACCTTAAAGTTCCGTTGTTATTCATATCTTTAAGAAAATTTTTAGTATACTCACTAGCTCTACTTCTATTCTTATTGTATTCGTTCCAAAATTCTTCTGTGTAATTAGCCATTGTTGATTTGTGTTCTAGCTTGTTCCCAAGCGGTTAATACTTGTTTAGGTTGTGATACTTTTTGTTGTTGGGTAGTATTCTTTTCCCAAGTTCTTACAGATGCTTTCCAATCCTTCATTGCATTCTTACCTACTTTCCAACCGTTAGAAGAATAGTAGTCGTAAAACTTTTCAGCATCTACATCATTTTGCCTTTCATTGCAATAGTCAGCTACTTCTTCGATTGTTGGCTTTGCAAACCTCTTTACCTTAGCTTTAACTTTAACTATATCTTTATCCTTATCTTTATTATTAAGGGTACTTTGTACCCCTTGTGAACCCTTCATATACCCTTCAAGATTATATTTATCAAGAAGTGCAATTACTGATTTATGCACATTAGAATTAGGATTCAATTCGCCATATTGAAAGTCAATAAATTCAGGAATAAACCACTTATCTCCATTGTCAAAGATAACTATCTTGTCAAGAAATGCCTGTGGCAACATATCGTATATTAGTTCTTCTCCTACTCTAATAGAAGCCACCTCTATATCAACGTCCCATATTCCTGCGTGATTGCAGTCATCTAATATGTAGAACCATAGTAGCTTGTGTTGTGGCTTTAACTCCCTTAAAAAGCGTTTCTTCCACTTATCTGTATCTGTCATTCGTTTTGCCATAATGTTTTAGTTTTTTATTTAATTGTCATTGTAATTAACTCAAACTCATCTCGAGTTATTAATCCTTTCATTAGTCCGAGATATTCTTTTGATACATCTCTACCTGTTATTTTGCTTATTATAATCATAATGTTTTAGTTTAATTGTTTAACACAGCAAAGATAAGTAAACTTTTTTACATACAAGCAAACTTTTTTAGTTTTTTTTTAATCAACCTCCTTGTACTTCAGGTATTCATAAATCCTAGCCTTACTTAAATTTAACTTATCTGCAATGTCTGCAACAGAATGACCTATGCTTTTTAAATGCTTACAATGTTCAGCAGTTGCTATGGTTTCTATCTTGACTAACTTTGTATGTTCTTTTTGTTTACTATTCCAATTCATTTTGTTGTCTTATGATTATCATCTATGTCAATAATAGAATGTGTGTATGGACATAATTCCTTAATAGCTCTTATATTAGCTCTTATATGCTTTCTAACGAATTCAATCTCGGTTTTGGTGCTATCTATACCGAGAGAAGCGTTGAGGGCGGCATTGGCTTGTAATAGCTTATCCACCCTCGACACATACTTTCTTTTAGTGTTCGATTTCACAATCAAATATTCTTATCAGTTCCCTTACGTTAAAAGGGTAAGTCTGATTCTTCTTTAACAGTATCAGCCTTCTCTGTCTTTGCACCACCGACATTGATTGCCCAAGCTAATATGTTGTTATAGTAGTTTCCTTCATACAGGCGACCTCTGATGTCAATCTTGCAAGTGACCTCAGTTCCTACCTCCATACTGTCAATCTTTTCTATGTTGTCTTTAACGACCTCCATCTTGATTGACTGAGGGTATTCGCCTCCTGTGTTTACCACAAACTCTCTTTTTCTAAATCCGCTGTTGAAAGTTTTAGTTTCAAACTTTGCTTCTAAAGTTCCTTTAATTTCCATAATAGTTAAAATTGTTTTGATTACTAATTGCTGTTAATTCATTCTTTATTTCAAATAACCTATCATCTATAATTATCTTATCTCTTAATAGGGAGTCCATTTCATCTTTTATATTAAGATATGTAATCTCGTCAAAAACCATATCCCTTACCTTGATGTACTTTCTTATCTCTGACTTGTCAAATGTTAAGAAAGATGCTAATTTCTTTTCGTGAAATATTACTGTTGCGTGGTCTTGATTAAACTTTCTGCCTATTGACTTATATGTTTGGTCAAAATGCTTCCTAGCCATATAGTAAAACATTCTTCTAGCACCTACAATCTCAGACCTCCTAGACCTAGAGTGTAGTTCTTTGTCTGTTATGTTGTAATACTTACAAACAGCTTTTTTTAAAACTTCTTCTCTATAACTTGTCATCGTGCTTAATCATATTTAATAGTTCAACATCTCCAAGCTCTTGGTTCTTAAACTCTTCTGCATCAGCTAGTAGCTGTAAGTGTTTAAGCCTAAGCATTGTTGGGTCTTGTAGGTATTTATCTATACTTGTTCCTTTCAGACCTGTTACTTCGCTAAACCTACGCTTAGTCATTCCTGTTATTCTCACTAATTTGTGAAACTCATTGTTTGCTATCTTTGTCATAATTATTTATATTCTACGATTTCTAATTCTATTCCAAACTCTACTTTGTAGGTTTCTTTTATCCTGTCATTATCTTCCTTCATATACATATCTATGAAAGATTTTAATATTCCTATTGGTCTCTTGCCATCAGAAAGTTTACCTATCTGATTTCTTGTGATTGAGAGTATCGCACCCTCTTTAGTCATTGCGTGTTTTCTTATTGCCATCTCTTTGTGATTTTATCAAATTGTTCTCTAGGGTCTTTTGGTATGTAATCTTCCTTTAGCTTACCGATTAACTCGTATGCTTCTTGATAGGTTAAATGTAAAAGACCGTTCTCTATATCTCTAATGTTATCTTGTTCATAAGGAACGCTTGTTAGCAAACCCTCAATAACAGCTATCTGCGTGTTACTGATAGGTTCACTAGCAAATATTTCATCTATCCAATCCATTAGTCAGCCATTTCATCTTGACCATAAACTCCTTGCTCATAGAATCCTGTAAGCATTAGTACTGCTCTTGACTTGGCTCTTTTTTCTGCCATAGCCACAGGAAACTTACCCGCAAGACCCATAGTGTTTTCTTTAGAACATTCGCCAAAAGATTCTACTCTGCGTTGATTCTCTGACATCTCTGCAACACATCTAAGTACAACCCACTCTCGCTCCATAATGATTGGCTCATAGGAAACTTTTATTCCTCTGTTACTGATAATCTTGTCAATTCCTGTTCGTGTAATAATAACAAACCCTCGCTTGTCTTTATACACATCTTCTTGTACTAGACCGTTCTCTGTGAATAGTCTGCGTAAACTTTCTTTCTTAGTTTCTGTTTTAATTTCTG